ATGAAGATGCCCTACAAACAAGACTTTATCGCTGCTTTGTTAGCTGCCAAAGAGCAGGGCATTGGCGCGATTCTGGCATTCATCATGGCGTATCTGCGTGGCCGCTATAACGGAGACACGCTATCAAAGACGCTTATTGATGGGTTGATGTGCGCGATGTTTGCCTGGTTCGTAAGAGACATTCTCGTATTCATTGGGCTGAGTACAAACCTTGCCTATATCGGCAGTGTGTTTATTGGTTATCTCGGCACCGCTTCAATTGGATCGCTTATCAAGAAATTCACCGCCAAGAAGGTAGGAGTGGATGATGCAAGCAATTAACCCTCAGCGGAAAGCATTCCTCGACATGCTGGCGTGGTCAGAAGGCACTGACAATGACCGACAACCGACAAAGAACCACGGCTACGATGTGATTGTTGGAGGTGCGCTATTCTCCGACTACTCAGACCATCCTCGCCAGTTAGTCGACCTACCACGTCTGAAGATTAAATCAACCGCCGCCGGTCGTTATCAGTTGCTGGCGCGTTACTGGGATGCATACCGGAAACAACTCGGTCTGAAAGATTTCTCTCCTGCCAGTCAGGATGCTGTTGCATTGCAGCAGATTAAAGAACGCCGAGCACTTGAGTTAATCGACTCTGGTGACATCCGTCAGGCCATCGATCGCTGCAGCAATATCTGGGCATCACTACCCGGGGCAGGATACGGTCAGTTTGAGCACAAAGCAGATAACCTTATCGCCAAATTCAAAGAAGCTGGCGGAACGGTAAACGAGCCAAAATCATGAGCAGGTTAACCGCAATCATCTTTGCCGTTGTCGTCTGCGTCATCGTATCTCTTGGCTGGGCTGTTAATCACTACCGCGACAACGCGATCACCTACAAAGAACAGCGCGATAAAGCCACTGAAAAGCTCAGCCTGGCGAATGCCACCATAAAAGACATGCAGACCCGTCAGCGTGATGTCGCTGCGCTTGATGCCAAATACACCGGAGAACTGGCTGATGCGAAAAAGCAGCTTGATGATTTGCAGCGTTGTGTTCGCGATGGCAAGTGTGGGCTGCACGTCAACGCCAGATGTCCCGCGAACGGAACGACCAGCACCGGCGGCCTGGGCGATGCTTCCGGCCCCCGACTTACTGACTCCGCTGAACGGGATTATTTCACCCTCAGAGAGCGAATCGCCACAGTGACGAAGCAGGTCGGATATCTGCATGACTACATCAAAGAACAGTGCCTCAAATAACAGGGTACTGATAACCAATAAACAGGAGTAATACATGGCTAATTACACGCGCATCTTCACTTTCCTAACTGGGTGCTGGGCGTTTGTCGCATCCATTTCATTCGATCATTTCAGTGTAAGCCGAGCGCTGTGCACTCTCCGCCGTGTGGTAGAACGCGTAGTCTTTTCCACCGCTAACCATGCCCTGCCTGAAAAGGCTGATTGGCGAATCGTAGAGCGAATGTGCAGCGAAAGCGTCCGAGAGAAGATTAACGTCTTTGGGTGCCACCCTCGCAATACCGGCGCGCTATGCAGTCCACTGCTGTAGGCATTACAGAAGCTCTTCACTGAGGGGCTTCGATAATGAACTGAGCACCTGAATAAGCGAGGTGATCAATCTTGCTGACGGGTAAGCCGTAAGTGGCTAAGCACTTCTGAGAAGCAGGGCAACAGCTGCGACAAGGCAAAGAGGTAATCATGTCCGACATCTACAACATCAAACTGACGACGAACGACGGCGGAGAGTACAAAGGCCAGATGTCACGCCGTCAGCCTGAGCTGGTTAACGGCTTTGTGCCGCTGGCGACCGAGACGGGCCAATGGCTGTATTTCGCTCCTGCCGATGTAAAGCGCGTGGAGTTCACGCCAGTAACGGAAGAGGAAGAAAGCAATGGCGATGTGCAGACTGTCAGTTGAAATCAAAAGCAGGTGGTGGGTTCCTGTCTACCTAAGGACGCTGACAGTTTTCTGCCTGATGATGCGTTGCGAGCCTGACTACCAAAAGGTGAGAAACTTCCTCGTTAAGCATGGCATTACCCAGAAGCTGAAGTATGAGCCTGTAAAGAAATAACGGAGTAACCAATGAGCAAACCAGATTGGGAGGCCATTGAATCGGCTTACCGGGCTGGTTCATTGTCAGTAAGGGCCATCGGTGAAAAGCATGGCGTTAACCACGCCACCATCCTGAAGAGAGCGAACAAAGAAGGATGGCAGCGCGACCTGACAGAAAAGGTCAGGGCGGCAACCAAAGCCAAGGTAACCAAGTCGGTAACCAAAGACGGTAACCAGTCACCAGTGGTTACTGATGAGCAGATTATTGACCAGGCCTCCGATGAGGCGGCTGCTGTAGTCATGGCTCATCGAGAAAGTCTGTCGGCATGGCGCGGCATCACCAATAAGCTCCGCGACTTCCTCGAAGATGCAGATATCACGGAAGAAAACCACGCCTCAATGTCTCGCTCGATCACTGCCGGTGTTGATGCTCAAATCAAAGTGATAAACGCTGAGCGCAAGGCGTATAACCTTGACACCGAAGAAGGCAATAAGACGGTTGATGACCTGTCTAACCTGATGGATTCACTGTCTCAGGGGGCGTAATGAAACCTGAGCACCTCAAGCTGCTGGCTGATAAAGACTGGCGGCTTAACAATCTTTACTGGATCACCGACAAAGAGGGAAAGCCAACGCGCTTCAGGATGACGCCTGAACAACGGGAATACTTCGAGGGGATCCACACCCGCAACATCATCCTTAAGGCTCGTCAGCTCGGTATCACAACTGAGGTGTGCATCATTCAGTTGGACGCGGCCCTGTTCGAGTCGGCTAAGTGCGCGCTGATTGCCCACACGCTGAATGATGCAAAGCGCCTGTTCCGCGAAAAGGTGAAGTACGCATACGACAAGCTGCCCGCAGAGATAAAGGCGGCCAACCCGGCCAGCAATGACTCTTCCGGAGAACTCGTCTTCAAGAAGGGCGGATCGCTCTACGTCAGCACGTCATTTCGTGGTGGTACGCTGCGTTACCTGCACGTTTCCGAGTTCGGGAAGATATGCGCCAAGTATCCGGATAAAGCCCGTGAAATCGTCACTGGTGCGTTTGAAGCGGTATCAACCGGATGCTTCGCCACTATCGAGAGCACGGCGGAGGGCCGGGCGGGGTATTTCTTCGATTACTGCCAGACTGCAGAGAAGGCGTTGCTACAGGGAAAACCGCTATCCGCGCTGGACTGGAAGTTTTTCTTCTTCTCCTGGTGGAAGAATCCGCTGTACGCAATCGACCCGGTTGAAACGCTGCCGGTGCGCCTGCTTGAGTACTTCGCTGAAATGGAGGCGAAGCACGGCGTTGTCGTAAACGACCGCCAGAAGGCCTGGTACTACGCCAAAGAGAAAACGCTCGGCGACGACATGAAGCGCGAATACCCGACCATTCCGGCCGAGGCGTTCCAGCAGTCGGTCGAGGGCGCCTACTACGCCAAGCAGTTCCGCTGGCTCTACACCAACAAGCGAATTGGCCAAATCCCGGATAACTCACACCTGCCGGTACACACGTTCTGGGATATCGGTGTGGGAGACTCCACGGCGATTTGGTTCGTTCGCGAGGTAGGTGAAGAGTTCCATATCATCGACTACTACGAAAACTCCGGCGAGGGGCTGAGGCACTACATGAAGGTGCTGAAAGACCGCGGCTATGAGTATGGCGAGCACTGGGGGCCGCACGACATTGAGAACCGCGAGTTCGGCGCTGATGCCAAATCGCGCAAAGAGCTCGCGCAGGAAGGTTATGAAATCGACGGCCAGGTTTACTCGATGACCTTCAATGTTGTCCCCAAAACTGGTGTCGATACCGGCATTGAGTCGGTGCGTGAAATCCTCCCGTCCTGCGTCTTCGATGAGGAGAAATGTGCCGAGGGCATATCTCACCTGGAAGGCTACCGCAAGGAGTGGGACGACAAGCGCGGGTGCTGGAAAGATAAACCGCTTCATGACTTCACATCACACGGTGCTGACAGCTTCCGTTACTTTTCAGTAGCGAAGAACAACCACAAGCAGGTCGGCGCAGTATTCTTCTAAGGAGCTCATCAGTGAGTGAATCAAGCACCGGGGAACAGTTCCTCGTTAATGCCCTTGCTGATGCTATCGGGCGACAGCGCATGATGTACGCGGGCCAGCCGGGAAACACCAAACGCACGAAGTTGTGGGATGAGTTCGGCTATCCAAACAGTCTCGAGTTCGACCGCTACTACCGGGCCTACGAGCGCAACGCGGTGGCATTTGCCGCAGTCCATAAGCTTCTCGATTCGTGCTGGGTTGATAACCCGACGATCATCGACGGCGACGACGGAAAGGAGTCAACCGAGACAACGGACTGGGAGAAGTCAGCCACTAAGCTGCTGAAGAAGCACTGGCCTAAAATTAAGGATGCGGATCGCCGCAATCTCGTTGGCCGGTACTCGGCATTGCTTATTCAGTTCCGCGACGGAAGGGAATGGAGTGAACCGGTAGACAGGTCGGTGGTTGCACGACTGAAAGATAAGGCCATTGTTAAGCTGATTCCCGCGTGGGAATCGCAGATCAAGCCGGGCAACTTCGATACCGACACGCTTTCAGAAACGTACGGCCAGCCAGTTTCGTACAATTTCAACGAGCAGCCAGTTGGTGATGATGGTACGTACGGCCCTGTGCGAGGCGTTACCGTGCACCCAGAGAGAATCATCATCCTCTGCGAAGGCTCGGAAGACGAAAATATGCTGTCTGGCGTACCTTTCCTGCGCGCGGGCTACAACAAACTGCTAGACCTTGAAAAGGTATCTGGCGGTAGTGCCGAGGGGTTCCTGAAGAATGCAAGTCGCCAGCTCGGGATTGCGTTCGACAAAGAAACCAACATTGCGAACCTGTCAAAGCAAGCCACGGAATCTGGCTACAAAGACCTGGGCGAGGCGCTTAACGACAAAGTCGCCAAGATGAACCGTGGCACGGATGCGGCCCTGGTTATGCAGGCCGGCACGCCGTCTGTTCTCTCCGTTGCGGCGGCAGACCCATCCCCGACTTGGACAGTGGCCGCCAACGAGTTTGCATCTTCGATTCAGTGCCCGTTCACCATACTGTTTGGTCAACAGACGGGGCGACTTGCTTCCGATGAGGATAAAACAGACTGGGCGAAGCGCTGTAACGGCCGCCGCTGGGGATTCCAGTCGACGGTGATCGAGAGCGTGCTTGAACGCTTCTGGACAGTAGGCGTCATAGATCCGCCATCATCCGGAGAGGTCACACTGGCATGGTCTGATCTGCTCGCGCCGAGCGAAAAAGAGAAGATTGCCAACATGCAGGCAATGGCCGTCGTGGCGAAAGATACACAGCAGGCATACGGCACACCGGCGGTGGATGAAAACGAAATCCGCGCAGTCGGTGAGTTGGAGCCTCGCAAGGTCGTGTCGCCACCTAACCCTGATGTAAAGCAAACCGATAAGGATCCGCTGACAGATGATGATGACAGCGCAAACCAGAATCGGGACTCCAATCGTACCGCGCAATAAAGCTGACCCTACGCAGTCCTCGCGGCAGGTCAGCCGGATGTTCAGCGATATCGAAGACCGGTATCTGAACATTAAGCGCAGGCTAAAGGCACTCTTTGACCAAAGGCTGACAGGACAGCAGCGAGAGGCGAACGCGCAGCGGTCATGGATGATGTGCAACAACGAAGGTGCAGAACCTTCTCTGTATCAGGTCAATGCCGGTAAGTTCATATATGACATGACCGCCGTTGAGCTAGCCGACCTGCTGCAGGTAGTTCAGTCGATTCTGGATGATGAGCTTCTCGATGGCGGCAGCCAGAACCTGTGGGCGATGGACTACGTCATTGCGGAGTATGACCGCGGCACGCTAAACGCCTTCACCAACCTGTCGGTTCAGTCGCAGGTGTACGCCAGCCAGACGACGCTACAGCAGCTTTTAAACAGCCCAGGTCACCTTAATCAGGTGGCGGCGGCCAGGCTGACAACGTTCAGTGACTGGAAGGTCATCAGCGATACAGCCCGCGGCGACCTGACCAACATCATCACCGACTCGGTAGCGCGCGGCGTGAATCCTCGCGAGACTGCAAGCGTAATCAGTGAGCGCCTCGATGTCAGCATGTCGAAGGCGAAGACCATCGCTCAGACTGAGCAGGTCGGCGCGCTGCGGCAAGCGCAATGGAACGAAACGGACTGGGCTGCTGACAGGCTGGGGCTGAACACTGGCCTGCTGTGGCTGTCAGCGCTCAAGCCCACAACGCGCACCTGGCACGCAAGCCGCCACGGCAAAGTCTACACCACCGAAGAGGTGCGGGACTTCTACGCCGAGAGCGGCAACAGGTACAACTGCTACTGCAGCCAGATTCCGGTGCTGCTTAATGACGACGGCAGCATCTTCAATGAGGGGCTGGCTGATAAATTGGCAGCCGAACGTAAACAATGGGCTAAAGCAGCCTAAACCAACCAATGAGGCCCATATGAGCGGAGTATATTTCGAATCGAAGCGACATGGCGATATCTCATGCACTCACGTTAAGATCGGCGGCGTCGAAGCGATGATGAAGCAGGTAGGTGATCGCAAAGTTATTAAGTCGCAAGGCCGCGGCAACGTGCGCCAAGTAAAAACTATCGTCAGAGCTCTACACAAAACTATCCAATAACGAGGATCCAGCATGAAACGCAACCGCGTTAACGTGCTGACCGTCGTCAACTCCGCTTCAAACATCACCACTGAAACCATCGACGGCAAGCCACATATCGTGGTTCGCGGCATCACGCCTGTCGTGGACGATATCGTGATGAACCGGAAGTTGTACCCGGCAGCCGAAATCGAAAAGGCCTACAACACGCTTGAGCGCAACCCGATGCCGCTGGGCCACCCCAAAGTGGACGGTAAGCACGTGTCGGCGCGCGATGTCCGGGCGGTGAACGAATACCACGTTGGCGCCTGGCTGCAGAACGTCAGCCACGAAGGTGGGAAGGTGACTGGCGACATGTACGTTAACCGGCAGTACGCCGAATCCAGCGAGAAGGGCAAGCGCCTGATTAACCGTCTGGATGAGATGCTGGCCGGAACCAATTCCGACCCGATCCACATCTCCACCGGCCTGCTGTATTCCGGTATCGCCGCCAACGGCGAGTCGAAGGGCAAAAAGTACAACGAGATCGCCACCAACATGATGTTTGACCATGTTGCGGTGCTGCTTGATGAGCCTGGCGCTGGAACGCCAGAAGAGGGCGTAGGCATCTTCGTTAACTCAGAAGGTGATGAGCAGCAGATCGAAGTTGCCCGCCTGGCTGATGGTATCGACTGCACCCGCGACGGCCTGCTCAACAAGACAAAATTCTTCTTCACCAATGCCTCCAACTTCTCTTTCGACGACATCTCCCGCGCTATCAGCGACAAGCTGCGCGAGGGTGACGCCGAAGATAAGTGGCTTTGGCCTGAAACGGTGTGGCCGGACAGCTTCATCTACCGCAATGACACCAAATACCTGAAGCAGAAGTACCTCATCGATGATGACGGCAAGGCCGTGTTCGTCGGCGAACCTGTAGAAGTCGTGCGCAAACCCACTGAGTACGAGATTAAAACCAACGGAGAGAACGATCCGATGAAAGAACTGATTATCAATGCGCTGCAAGCCGCTGGTAAGCCGACTGAAGGCAAGTCCGACGCCGAGCTGATGGACGCATACAACCAGATGAAGGCCGAAGAAGCCACCGCCAAGAAAAAAGGCGATGAAGAAATCGACCCGGAAACCGGCAAGCCCAAGAAAAAAGAGCAGGTCACCAATAACGAAGAGATGCCAGCGTGGGCGAAAACACTCGCCGATCGCGTGGACGTCGTTTTCAACAGCCTGAACGAGAACGCCGACAAAGAGAAAGGCGAAAAGCGCGCAGCTGTGAAGCTGGCGATGAACATGAGCGATGAAGAAGTCGCGGATCTGGACGGTAAGGCGCTCGACGCTATGTATGCCAAGTGCCATACCTCCTTCGGCCTGAACGGTGCATTCCGCCACCAGGCAACCAACACCCAATCAGTCAGCGAAATGCCGGAGTAAAAAATGGCTAAAGACGGAAAGCATATCATCCACGCCGGTGGCGTATTCCCCAACCCACTACTCAACCGAGAAGGCGGCGCTGCTGCATCTACTCTGCCTGGTACCGTTGGGTTCTTCAGCACTACAGATAAGTTCACTGCATCGGTAGCAGGGGCAGAAACTGCGATTAAGTACGTGGCAAACAAAGACTACCTGCGCTGCCTGAGTGTTGATGATGCGATCGCAACCAACGAAATGGTTGTAGGCATTCATCCACTTCCTGGCATGTTCCTGAACGTGCGCGCTGCTGCTGGCACTTACACAAAGGGGCAGCCGGTGGCTGTTGCAAATGGTCGCGTCACGGCTGTAGTGGCTGATGCGGTTGTATTCGCTTACGTTGAAGAAGATAAAGCTGTCACAGCGGCGGCCGGTGATCTGATTCGCGTTGTGTTCAAGTAAGGAGCATTGAATGTTTGTATTCTCCAAGTCTATCGGCGAAAAGACCGGTAACCTCGCAGTTAACCAGGCGCAATGGCGCGCTCTCGAAGCTGAGCGAAACGCCAGCGCGCAAGCTGCTGCTGATTTTCTGGCGCGCACTCAGTTCCGTGGCGATGCAGAAAACGCCCCTTATCTCGATGCTGTGAACGCAGTTGACGATATCCGCCGCCTCTATCGCGCTTTCGATACAACCGTGTTGCAGCAGTTCGAGCCGAATACAGAGTTCACCCTGCTGAACGATCTGATGCCGCTGGCCCGCTCAGTTCGCATCGAACAATCCCGTTACGATTACGCTCGTACCGGCGGTCGCGGCTGGGCTCACACTTCCATGTCCGGACAGGTCGGTGCGGCACTCGATGCCCGCAGCTATTCCTTCGACGGCACCATGGTGCCTATTCACGACTCTGGCTTTAAGTTCGAATGGCGTGATCCGATCTTCAACAGCCCGCAGGCATTGCAGTCGCAGTCGGATGCTCAGCGTGGTTCTGTAGAAGATGTACAGCGTCGTTACGTTGACTACATTTTCAACGGCTTCCGCGATAAGGCTGGCAACTTTGCAGTATTCGACGGCCTGACCTGGAAAGGGCTGCGTGACGATGAGCGTGTAGCACAGATCGACCTTGGGGCTTCCGGCCTTAACATCGATTTCACCTCTGGCACAGCAACGTCGCAGGCTATCCGCGCCGGGGCAATCGCGCTTCGTGATCAGATGCGTCGCATAAACAACCAGTATGCAGAGCAGACCTGGTATGTATCCGGCGAAATCATCTCCAACCTGGAGCGCTACTTCTCCGACAACTTCCAGTCCGGAACGATCATGGATGAAACCCTGAAGCTGACCGGCGTTGCGGCGATTAAAGAAGACAGCCAACTGTCAGGTAACGAAATCGTCATCGTTCCGCTGTCTGCTGGCGTCATTGCTCCAATCGTCGGCCAGGCTATCGGTACCGTTGCATCTCCGCGTCCGGAGTACAACAGCGACTACATCTGGCGCACCTGGGGTGCAATGGGGTTGATGGTCAAGCAGGACATCAACAACAAATACTCCGTAATTCACGCATCAAGCTAAGGATAAATCATGGCACTGGTAGAAATCGTGGCAAGCAACCTGCACGCCGGTGCCAGCCTCCGCAAGCTGGAGGTTGGTTCAGTGGTGGATGTGGACGATGCAACAGCTGAGCGCTGGATCAGCGCTGGCAAGGCGAAGGAAACCGACAAGAAGAAAGGCGAGAAGCTTTCCTTCGAAGTGGCAACTCCGTCCGCGCAGGCGGCAGACCTTTCTGGCCTGCAAAAGCAACTCGCCGACGCGCTGGAGCAGAACCAAAAGCTAATCGCCGATGGTGAAGCAAAAGACAAGGCTCACGCCGACGCGCTGGCAGCAGAAACAAAACGTGCCGACGAAGCCGAAGCCGCCCTGGCGGAAGCAACCAAGAAGGCGAAATAACCATGGCTGACCCAATCACAGCGGCAGACGTGCAGGCGTTCCTCGGTGAATTGGGTTACTCCATCCCGGGCGCGCTGCTGGATCCGATCCTCTGCGTGGTGAACAAGATTATCCCGTGCCTCGATGGCGCTGGATATGACGAGTGCACCGCGAAGCTGATCCTGATGTACGCCGCCGCGCTCATGGCTACGTCGTCCGGCGCGCGCCGCATCAAATCGCAGGGTGCGCCGTCTGGCGCGTCCCGTTCGTTTGAATATGGCGACGACAGCATTACCTGGTTGCGCGACTCGCTGGCCCGTCTCGATACCAGCGGATGCACCGGAGATCTGCCTATCAGCGCCGGTAACAGCGTCGGACTGTTCATGGTGGTCGGTGGCTGCTGATGATATACAAATCAGTTAAGCACGGACTGCCGCGCTCGTTCACCCGCGTCTGGGTGATTACCGATACCGGGCGGGAAACTACCGGCTACGTGAAATCGGATGGCGAGTGGTTCATCAACTGCCCGCGCATCCGGGCGACTGGCGCGAAGGTGCTGAGGTGGAAAGATGGCTGAACGATACGAAGTGCATGCGTTTAAATGCGAAGACAACTGGTCGATGTTCATCTGGATAAACGACTCCGGCGTTAAGTTTATTGGCCGCCATGCTGAAACTCACGAGAAAGCCAAAGTTGACTTTCTGGAGCAGGCTGATGCTAAGCGCCTCGCCAGTCAATCAGGCTCGATGCGGCCTCTTGATGATTTCAAAATCGTTGAGAAGGTGGAGGTATTCACTCTATGAGCAGCGTTGCCAACTGGTCTTACACCGCCACTGCGACCATCTGGCGCAAACTGGAAGGTAATGACGAATATGGCGACCCGCTGGGCTACGCCGAACCTGAGCAAATCCTCTGTGATTACGAAGGCGGACTCAGCAAGAAGTTAGCTAGTCTGGGCGCTGAAATCGTCGTGAAGAATACCGTCTGGACGGAGTTCGCGCTGGCGGCCGCCGGTGATTACCTGATGATTGGCGTTTCGACCGAAGCGGACCCGGTTGTCGCCGGTGCCGACGAGGTGCGGCAGGTTATCCGCTATGCCGATACGTTCGAACGGCTGACTGATGATTACGCGATACTAACTGGCGTATGATTTCAACGGAGGTGCTCTGATGTGGATCAGCTTGACAGTTATAATTCTCGGTGTTGCAACTATCGCGATTTCCTCCAGAAGCATTTACGAGATGTGGCGATGGCTACGCGAGAATCAGAAAAAATAAGGTCGCTTCGGCGGCCTTTTTTATTGCCTGGAGAAAACCATGGGCATCAAAGTGAAGGGCATCAGCCAGGCGAAGAAGCACCTTAACGATGTCATCAACGACGTTAAGGGGCGCAAGGTAATCCGCGCCCTCCAGTCAGCGATGATTCTCATCGGTGCCCGGGCAGCCTATTACACTCCGATCGACACCTCCACGCTTATTAACAGCCAGTTCCGGGAAATCGACGCTGGCGGCGTGTTCATCACCGGGCGCATTGGCTATTCAGCCAACTATGCCGCGTACGTCCATGAGGCGTCAGGTAAGCTGAAAGGCCAGCCGCGCGCGCACTTCGGTACGACCCGTGCCGGGCAGCAGTTCGGCGGCGGGACCGGAACGGGCAACTACTGGGATCCGCATGGCGAGCCGCAATTCCTGACAAAAGGCGCGAATGATGAGCGCGATAACGTTGACGCGGTGATGCGCAAGGAGCTTTCGCTATGACGCCTATGATGCACGAGCGGGTGCGTAACATGTTCGTCGACGCCGGGCTAACGACCGGCTTCACGGTCCAGCAGTTGATGTACGACGACCCGAAGGACTTGGCTAAATCCATAATCGTCTTCAGACCAAACGGTGGCTCGAATATCCGTGCTGACCTCGGCTCTGAGTATCACGTCCTGGTTGATGTCGTAGGCGCGAAGGACAAGCGCAAAGACGCGCTCAATGCCGTGCAGCGCATCGTCGATTATGTCAAGGCCAACCCCATGGCTGACGAGTGCGTCGGCTACATCCAGAACATGGGCGCAATCCCAGCGCCGGTGCTCACAGAAGAAGGGCGAATAGTCTTCCGACTCCAGTTCGCCTGCACGTTTGGCGACTAGCCATTCCCAACCAAATAACCCGCTCCGGCGGGTTTTCTTTTATACGTCAAAGAGGAGTTTCAAATGGCTGACTGCCCTAACTCGAACGAGCGCCTTTTCGGCGGTGCGATCGTGCTGGAGGTCGCTGACGGCTGCCCTGATGTAAAACCTGAAGAATCAGAGTGGAAATCTCTGGCTGCGGGTACATCAAAGGGCTTCGACTTCAACCCTAACTCGGTTACATCTGATGCAGATGACGGCGGCGGCTATGTCGAAACCATCATCACCAACAGCGATTTCACTATCAGCTTTGAAGGTGAAGTGCGTAAAAAGGACAAACTGGACCAGTACGGTATCGGCAAGTTCATTACGTACTTTGCTGCGCAGCTGAAGGCTAAAAAACAGCCCGGCATTTGGGTGCGTATGGATTACGGCCCGGTGGAGTTTGTCGGCTACATGACCGTTAATGCCCTGAGTTCTGACGGCGGCACCAACGACATCGTCACATTATCTACCGAGTTCAAAGTCGGTGATGCTAGCACCATCGAAGTAAACGAGCTGACTGCTGTAGCGGTTAATGGCGTGACGGTAACTCCGACAACCAGCACCGGCACGGCGGGCGGTACCAGTACCTTCACGGTGAACATCGCACCAACCGGCGCTACCAACAAAGAATTCACTGTAGCGACTACCGATGCGACCAAAGCAACGGCCACTGCCTCCGGCAACACCGTTACCGTGACACGTGTCGCCACCGGCAGCGCGCAGATCATCGTCAACACCGAAGACGGCAACTTTGTGGCTGTGCATACGGTCACCGTTACCTAACGGACATTCCAAAGGGCGGCGTGCTGCCCTTGATAATGACTGTTTAATGGAAGGCATATGACTGCTTTAACCGATATTGGCGAACTATCTATTAGCGACAGCCGCGCAGGCGGTAAAGATTACCTGCTCAGGCCATCATTCGAGGCTATGACGCGGATCGGTGCTCCAGAGGAGATTGTGCAGGCGTATGCCACCATACACGGCAATGACGTTGCTCAGTTGATTGAGGTGTGCGCTGGCACGCTGGGGCGATTTCCTGAATGGCTGGCCCCATCATTCAATCGCGCTGCTGAGAAGCTGCTATCAACGAGCATGCTGGTGCTGCAGGCGTGCTGCGAGGAAGACCTTACGCCCATGATCGGCGAGTGGAAGGGTTGGAGGTACTGCGTGGTATACCGCCCGGGCCAGATGCCGAAAAACGACATCATCGTGCTGGCGCAGCATCTCATGCAGCACGGTGTCGTCGGAAAGGCAAAGGTTCGCCAGCTGCAGCGCCACGAAACAGGCGCCAGAACGAACGAATTTAAAGCCTTCGACTACATCAGCGCGGCACGCAGCCACTTCGGCATGAACCGCGACGAAGCCTCTCAGTTAACGATGACCGAATTCCAGATGCTGCTGGCGGCGAAATACCCTGACCAGAAAGGCTTCACTCGCGAAGAATACGACAGTATCGCCGATGAGTACCTGGCTAAACAGGCCGCACGACGGAAAAAGGCTTTGGCATAAGCTGGTTTTGTCGTTGCCGGATCCCTGCTACTCTTTTGTCACATTTATCAAAGGGGATAGGGATATGAAGAGATTTTTGGCGATAATAGCAATGCTATGTTCCATAGTGAGCACTTCAAGTTTTGCTAGCGAGATTGGTACAGCCCAAAGTGCAATAAAAAATCAGATGAAAGATCCAGATAGCACGAACTTTAAGAGTGTCAGGGAGATTACAAACTCTCAAGGTGGGAAGTTTGTTTGCGGTGAAGTTAATTCAAAAAACTCTTACGGCGGTTACGTCGGGTTTAAGATTTTTGCTTATCAAGGGGGGAGAACTGTGATTGATGGTTCGTTCTCCACTCCTGATGATTATGAATTTCTCGCGTTATCAGGATGTGCGGGGCCTGGTGTTGAAAAGGTAGCGCTTGCAAACAAGCAAGCAAAGATAGGCTGCCAGATTTCATGGGAGCAAATTACAGATGTTGTTCTCTTTAACAAATCAGCTGAGGCATCTGCAGATAACGCCATCGCTAAGATAAAGTTAAAAAACCCCAACTTAGATCCGACTGTTGTTTTAAATATGAAATCTCAATTCATAACCTCAGTAAATGCCATGAAGGCAGATGGCCCATTTGTGGAAAGTGTTAAAAACAACACAAATGCAACTCGGGCAACATTTATGAAAGAGTGCATAAATAACACATCTAAAACGCTTTCTGGAATGTAAAGAACAGATGAATGTAAACCTCGCTCCGGCGGGGTTTTTTTATGTCCGGAGAAAATTATGGCAGGTGAAAAAGACGCTGGTAGCATCGTTTACACGGTGAGCGCTGATATTGAGCCACTACTGATTGGTGGCAAGTTAGCAGAGGACGCCCTTGATAAGCTTGATAATGCGGCAAAGTCATCCAGTAAAGGAATGGACAACCTTGATCAGAGCACATCGCAAACCGGATCCGCATTCACCGAGCTTGCTGGTTATGCCAACTCTATGGACAACCAATTACGCAAGTTGAACACCAATGTGAGCGGGATCGCTCGAGCAATGGAAGAGGCTCGTAGTGGGACGGGTGGTGCTAACAGCGAATTTAACCGTGCTGAATCAATAATTGAAGCGCTAGGGAACCAACTGGCTGTACTTGACGAGGCTCAAGAGAATGGCGCGCGCAGTGCTGCTGTGTTGGCTTCGCAGCTGCGTGCCGGTTCCAAGGCAAGCGATGAAGAGAAACAAAAAATTGGCGAATTAACCGGCCGCCTTTTTGATTTAAAAACTGGGGTGGATGTCGGTTCTAAAAGCACTGGCAAGTGGAAATCTGGCATGCAGCAGGCAGGTTATCAGGTGCAAGACTTTATCATCCAGGTCCAGGGAGGGCAGTCTGCTCTTGTTGCATTCAGTCAGCAAGGATCTCAATTAGCTGGTGCATTTGGTCCGGGGGGGGCGGTTATTGGCGCCGTAATTGCCCTTGGGTCCATTATTACAGGGGTGCTGGTCACATCTCTAAACGGTGGTAAAAACGCTATTGAATCCTTGAAAGATGCAGCAGAGACCATGGATAAGGTTATTACCGTTTCACAGAATGGTGTTGCTGCGTTATCTGATAAGTATGCTGCTTTAGCAAGATCAAACATTGCCGTTGCTGGGTTAATGAAAAAGCAGGCGGAGATTGAGTTGCAGTCGGCGCTTTCCAAAGTGTCGAAAGAAGTGCAAAAAGCATCGACTGATTTTATTGGTTTTGGTGATTCGCTAATGTCCTCTCTAGGGGGAGGTTATGCAAGTGTAAAGCTATTTAATGATTACTTATCAACATTAAATATCACAACTAACGACTTCAGTGAGGCGTGGAAACAAGCAGCATCTAGTGGTCAAGCCGGTCAGTCAACAATGAATTCAATGGTTGCCACCGTTGCGGCGCTAGCCTCTAAATTTGATATCAGCGATCAGAAAGCTTTTGAATTTGCCAAACAACTATCTGACATTGCGAAAAGCCCTACAGATGACAAACTAAAATCGTTGATCTCAACCTTGCAGAATGTGGGGGCCGGACACTCGTCTGGTGCAGCAAAAGCAAGGGAGTACGCAAAGAGTCTTCTGACAATAATGGAATCAAGTGCTGATGCAACATCACGACTAAAAGCACTTAAGGAAATGACGGATAATCTGGCATCCAGCCAGGATAAAGCGCTCAGAATTGCCCAACAGGAGCTTTATATTGCGCGGCAAACTGGGGAAGTTCAGATGAAGGCTAAGGCGTGGCGGGATGCCGAAACACAGGGGTATAAACAGGGAACAAAGGCCTTTAGGGATTATTACAAGGTTAAACTCGCTTCCTATAAGCAAGACCAAGCGAATGCTAATAGCAAGAAAGAAGCGAAAGACTCAACATCAGAAGCAAATAAATTAGCGACACAGCAAGAAAATGTTGCTCAAAAACTAGCAAACCTGAAGCAGCAATCCGAATTGGCTGCAGGCTCAACTTCGAAATTAAGTCGAGAGCAGGCGATACTCAATGCACAACAATCTCTCGGCAAGGGCGCAACCACCGAGCAGATTGCTTTAGCGGGTAAATATGCTGCAGATAAATGGGATACAGCGAATGCTATAAAAGCGCAAGCTGCAGCAGAGAAACTACTGCCAGAAGCTCGTGAGAATGTCAGCTATAAGCAGGATGTTGAAGACTTGAATGCTGCGCTGTCGGCCAAGACAATCAGTCAGGAGCAGTTCGCCAAAGCATCAGAGCGTCTTGAGGCAACCCATCAGGCCAATCTCGCTAAAATTCGCTCCCAGCAAGCTGTGACACCTCAGCAAGAAGCCGCTGGTACAGTAGACCCTGTTCAGCAGCTTGCTAACCAGCACATTCAGCAGCTTGCTCTAATTCAGCAGTTTGAGCAGCAAGGAGTTCTGACGCACCAGAATGCGCTTGCTCTTAAAAATGCGGCTGACACGGAATACGAGCAGGCGCGTATAGCCGCACAGTGGGAAATATACCGCAACCAAAGTGAAGCAAATGCATTGCTTGCCTCCTCGATTGATGGCTTCCAGAGTGGCGCTACAAACGCCATTACCGGTTTGATTAACGGCACTCAAAATCTCCAGGAAGCATTCGCCAATATAGGGACGACAATCCTTGGCAGTGTTGTTGGCGCGCTGGTTGAGATGGGAATGCAATGGGCCAAGAGCCAGCTGATGGGGCAGGCAGCCGCTGCGGCATCACTCGCTTCAACAATGGCTCAGGCTACTGCTGCTGCTTCAGCGTGGGCTCCGGCGGCAGTTAGTGCTTCGATAGCGACGTATGGCACAGCTGCTGCTGTTGGTCAGGCATCATATGCGGAGTCATTACTTGCGGCTAAAGGGATGGCAGTTGCCGGCGCTCGTTACAACGGAGGTCCGGTTGATGCCAGTTCCATGTATCGCGTGGGGGAGAGGGGTAAGCCTGAAATCTTCAAGGCCAGCAATGGCAGTCAGTACATGATACCGGGTGATAACGGTCGGGTGATTAGCAATCGGGATATGCAGGGAAGTGGCAGTGGCGGCGGCAGTGTGGTTCAGCACATCACTTTTGAAATCAACACCACCGGCGGCATTGATGATGCCACTATGGCGAAGATGTCAAAGATGATGAAGCAGGTTACTTTGTTCCATATAAGCGATCAGGCTAATCGGCCTGGTGGATTAATCCAACCAAGGACAAAAAGGTAAGGCATGCTAAAATCGTGCATTCTTATAACAAAGGAGAGTTTAGATGGAATATCAAATTGAAGACATCACGGCCTACGACAATGATAGTGGAAAAGGTCTCCTTGCTAGCGTGTTTGTTAATTATGAAGACCACTGTAAAGGCGTGAAAATTCGCGTTCATTTGCCTTTGGAGCGCGATAAAAGCCTGGCAGAGATTGAAGCAGACATTTTGAGCGAAGCCAAAAAGCAGTTGAAAGAGCTTGTAGATAGCTTCTGAAAGTTGCCTTAATTAACACAAGCCCGCTCCGGCGGGTTTTTTATTGGGAGTAATCCATGCCAGAAACTTTCACATGGACACCGCAGAAAGCCTACTCCGTTGAGCGAACGCCGAACGTAGCCGTTATTAAACTCGGTGACGGTTACGAACAGAGACAGGTGAAGGGTATCAATCCGTTAATGGATAAATACTCGCTCACCTTTCGCGGCGTCAGCGGGGCGTGCCGTGGCAATCCAGCGAAGGATGCTGAGGCATTTCTCAAAGCGCGAATGGCAGTAGAGGCGTTCTACTGGACGCCATCCGATACGGGAGTACAGAAGCTTTTTGTCTGCCGCTCCTGGAATATGACAAAGACCGGGCCGCTGTTTGAACTAACGGCCACGTTTGAACAAGTGCCACGATAGGAGATTATTATGAAGTTTACCGAACTGCCTGATCACGTAATTGAAGCAGCAGCAAAAACGCTTTCTCGCGAACTTGAAGGGGTATCGACGTGGGAAGATGATAAACGAACGGAAAAGGCCAAAGATGTTGCCGAATCCGTTCGTGATAGTTTTATCCAATTGTGTTCAGAGGAAAAAAATGGCACTCCCTCTTTTAATTGCCAAATCCGACTTGGCATTCAGAAGCGGGAAGGGAAAGATACTAATCTTGAATCTATTTTGCAGAACGCACTTGCAGCTCATGCTCAATCATTCCAATAGCCATTTCTCTTGAAGCTTTAAACTGCGATGCTGCGGCAGGTTTTGGATTGTTTTTCTCAAGATAATCCCAGGTTCTTTCAAGCTCCTTTTTAATGCCATTCAATTGATCATCACCAACTACGTGCAAAATAGCGCGAAGCATAGTATCGAAAGCGCCTAACTGAACAGCTAAACTGTTTGGTTGTTCCATTTTATTTCCTTTATCAGAGGTAATCAGCCATTCCTCTGGTTGCTGAGTGCGCCAGTGTCCCACCACTGACGGGCTGAACCTCAACCATATCCAGGAATGCAAATCGTTTACATCCTGACAAATGATCAGTAGCCACCTCCGGGTGGCTTTTTTTATGGGAGTTTGCCGTGCGCGACATACCAGCAAATCTAATTATCGACAGCGTAGACGCCGGAGTAGGCGCATTCATCGATTTGTTCGAAGCTGACCTGCAACCCTTTGGTGGCGACCTTATCCGGTTTCATTCCGGCACAAATGGCTATTACGGTAACGTTATCTGGAAAGGTAACCAGTATCAGGCGTACCCAATAGCAGTGGAAGGATTCGAGTCAAAGAACGAAGGCACTTATGCCCGCCCGTCAATGGCGGTGGCGAACGTTACCGGCTTATTGACGGGTATCAACCATGACTTTGATGACATGCTTGGCGTGGTAATCACCCGACGTCAGGTACCGGTTAAGTACCTGGACGCGGTGAATTTCCCTAACGGTAACCCTGATGCCGATCCGACGCAGGAAGCAGTTTCCCGCTACGTTGTTGAAGAGATGACGGAAGAGACGTTCGAGCAGGTGACCTACACGCTGGCGACACCGATTGACTGCGATAACGCCATTGTCCCGGCTCGCACTATTCTGGCAGACGTGTGCCAGTGGCAGTATCGCGGCGTCGGGTGTGGATATGACGGGCCTCCCGTTGCAGATGATCGCGACAATCCAACCACGGACCCGGCGAAAGACAAGTGCTCTCACCGCCGTAGCGGCTGCCGCTTCCGTTATCCGCGACCGGAACCAATGCCAATCAGTAGCTTCCCCGGCTCTCAGAAGGTTTCCTGATGCAAGAGTTACTCGAATATGCGGCATCGTCGCAGGATGAAGTGTGCGGCTTAATCCTTGATGGCGATCGGCTGTTCCGCTGTCGGAACGTGCACCCCGATCCGGGCAAGCATTTCCGCATCAGTGATGATGACTGGCTGGCAGCCGAGGAAGCAGGAGAGGTGACGGCGGTCTTTCACTCGCACCCTGAGAATGTACCGTTCCTGTCTGGTTCTGATCGCCAGATGCAAGGGGTTACAGGGCTTCCGTGGTGGCTTGCGTGCGCTGGAAGAATTATGAAGTTCAGGCCATTGCCATTCCTGCTGGGGCGCAGGTTCGAGCATGGTGTTATGGACTGCTACACCCTGTTCAGAGACGCATATCATTTGTGCGGTATTAACCTGCCGAACTTTGAGCGTGCGAATGGTTGGTGGTTACGTGGTGAAAACCTATACCTGAAAAACATGCCGCTCAATGGCTTCCACCAGGTTTCGCCGGGCGAAGCGCAACCAGGTGATGTGATTATCAGGCAGCCATTCCCCGGCGCTGACCCCTGCCACGCAATGATTCTCCTCGATGACAACATGGTGCTTCACCATGACCACGCTGGGCACCTGAGCCGGAGAGAGGCTATGCGTCCGGCATACGTTAAGCAGATGCATTCCATATGGAGACACGAACAGTGCTCATCTTTAAATTTGCAGGCAATTTACGCCGATTTTACCGCCAGGTCCCTCTGAACGTTGATACGCCAGCGCAGGGATTACGGTTACTCCTTTCCCAGAATCACGAATTTAAAAAAGCATTTCTTAGTTCCCGGATCAGGATGCGTGTTGCAGGTGATGAGGTGACAGAAGATTCCGTCCAGTGGCATATGGACAGAAACCTTAAAGACGGTTCCACAGTGTTGTTTGTTCCGGTAATTGAGGGGGCTATTTCGGGAACTGTTGCCCTTGTTGCCACCCTGGTCATCGCCGCTGCGTCTGTTGCGTACTCTATTTATATGGCCCGTAATATGAAAACGAAAACGTCTGCAGAAGCGGCGGAAACAAATACATTAACGAACAATTCATTTACCAGTGCAGAAAACAGGGTAGGACAGGGGCGATCGGTTCCAATTCTTCTCGGGGAAATGGAGGTCGGATCGAATGTCATTTCTCTTGGCATTGACACAAGTAACAATCAGGACTGGACAGAATCAATCAGCTAAGGTGGCGATATGTCTTCAGGTGGTGGCAAGTCTTCAACCCCAACTCTCCTTGACGATAACCTCAAATCAAAACAATTTTACCGGGTGCTGGACCTTATATCGGAAGGACCAATCTACGGCCCGATTGATCAGTCACATTTGTCTTCATTCAGGCTGAATAAAACGCCGGTTACTGACGCCAACGGAAACGTTAGTGTTAACGGTATCAGCGTTGCATGGCGACCGGGCTCTGAAAATCAATTACCAATCAATGGTTTCTCTGCAATCGAAGCGACAACCATCGTCAATACTGAAGTTACCTACGATACACCGCTGGTGCGCACCATTACAGACCAGGATGTAACCCGGGTGCGTTGTAATATTGGGACAACCGGGTTGGTCGAGCAGGACACCAAAGGTAACCAAAAGAACACCTCAGTAACTATGGTCATCGAGTCCCGAACTGGTTCAACCGGATGGGTTATCGAAAAAAACGTTACTATCGGCCCAGGTAAAATTTCCGGCGAGTATCTTGAGGCGCACCTGATTGATGCCCCTGACACAAAACCGTTCGATATCCGTGTGCGTCGAATTACGCCGGACAGCACCAGTGATTTGCTGTCAAACGGCACTATCTGGAACAGCTACAGCGAGATCACCGACGATAACCTGAACTATCCGTTCTCCGCTATCGCTGGTGCGGTTATTGACCGAGACCAGTACACCGACACCCCTAGTCGCACATACCATCTTCGCGGACTGATTGTGGATGTTCCTGACAACTACGATCCGATTGCCAGAACTTACTCGGGGTTGTGGACTGGCGGATTCAAAAAAGCGTGGACTAACAACCCGGCGTGGCTGTTCCGTGAACTGGCGAAGAATACCCGTTTCGGGCTGGCGAAACGAGCTGGGTATATCGATGTCGATGACGGGGCGCTGTATGTTCTGTCTCAGTATTGCGATCAACTTGTTAATGACGGCTACGGCGGTCAGGAACCAAGAATGACGCTGAATGCTTATATTACCGATCAGGCGAGTGCGCGTGACATTCTTGACAAGATAGCGAGCATGTTTCGAGGCATAGCGCTATGGGACGGGATGCGCCTGTCCGTCATGATTGACGCGCCACAGGACCCGATTGCGACAATAACAAATGCTAACGTGGTTGATGGTGAGTTCAAGCGTAGCTCCGTGAAGCGTTCAGAGAAATACAATGCCGTTGTTGTGTCCTGGACTGACCCTGATAACGGCTGGGAGCAGGTGAAAGAGTATGTTTCCGACGATGAGATGATCGCACGTGGAAACTATAACGAAACGACCATTGAGGCATTTGGGTGTACGTCCCGAGGCCAGGCATGGCGAGCAGGGAAATGGCTGCTGGAAACAGCGAAGCGCGAGAGCAGCAGACTGTCATTCCAGATGGCGCGCGATGCAATCCACTTCACGCCGGGTGACATCGTTGAAATCATGGATAACAACTATGCTGGTGCACGTCTTGGTGGCCGCATTATGTCGCATGCAGGTAACAAAATTACCGTTGATGCGGTTGATTCGTCTCTGATATCAGAAGGCGACACCATGTCGATCATAGGCAGTGACGGGAAGTTCGTTAAGTTTGAAATTGGCAGTATTGCTGACAATATAGTGACGTTGAAAACAACGCCAGCATGGATTCGTGACGGTACTGTATTTGCCATTTCTACCAGCAACCTTTCTACCAGACTCTTCCGCATCCTGAGCGTTGCAGAGACGGATAACAATTCAGTCTACAGCATCACTGCATCGCAACATGATCCGAACAAACAGGCCATTGTTGATGAAGGCGCTGTGTTTGAGGTCCCCAACGATACGCTGAACGGTTACCGCGTACCTAACGTGGAGAACCTGCGCATCATCAACACCAACTCTGAGACTGTACAGGTTACTGCAACATGGGAGACGGCAACCACTACCAAAAAGCTGGTGTTTGAAGTGTATGTGTACACCGATGACGGGAAAGTGGTTGCGCAGTACGAAACAGACCAGTTCCGTTATGAGTTTTTTGGTCTGAATGCCGGCAGCTACACGCTGGGTGTTCGTGGTCGTAATGAAAACGGGATGAAAGGCGCAGAGACACAAATCAGCATGGTTATCGGAGCACCACCTGCGCCATCCAGTGTTATCTGGACGCCCGGCTTGTTCTCTGCTGACCTGGTTCCTGTTATGCGCATTACGGCAACGACCGACACCTCGTTTGAATTCTGGTATTCCGGGTTGAATCAGATAGAAAATCCCGCAGACATTGAAGATCAGACTCAGTTCCTTGGGCGCTCTAACCAGTGGACCCTTCATGGTCTACAGGCTGATAAAACATATTACGTTTATGTTCGTACCAGGAATGCTTTCGGTGTGTCTGAATTTGTTGAAGCATCCGGGCAGGCGTCATCTGATATTCCAGGAATGATAGAGCTTATTGATGAGCAAATACGAGAGTCAGATGCGTTTAAAAATGTTCAGGAGGGTGTTGATACTAATCTGGAAGGTATCATGTCAAATGCGCTGGCAAACCACGGAACCGTGGAACACCAGTGGGCTCAATATGGGGAGGTCCGGGCTGATATATTGGTAGTAAAAACTACGGTAGCTACTGCTGTAAAGGGATTAGCTGATTTATCTACCTATGTGCAAGCGCAAATTGGCCCGAACGGAGAGTTAACGGCGGCGGTAAATGAAAAGCTTACTGCTCAGGTTGAAGATAATGGTAATGCTAAGGCTTCATATACTCTTAATCTTGGCATTAAAAGAAATGATGTTCTCTATAACGCTGGTTTTGGTATATCCATTGAGCCCTCAGGAAGCACCTATAAATCGACTGTGGTTTTTGCTGCTGATCAGTTTGGTATTTATTCAGGAAGTGACCCTGGTAATTATAAGGCTGCATTCCTGACCTCTAATGGTCAGGTATTTATTAACGAAGCATTTATTGACTATGCGTCATTCACTTTGGCGAAAGTTGGCTCATGGTATTCAGCTAATTACGTTGAGGGACAGACAGGGACGATCATGAAATCAGATGGCACGTTTGAGGTGAATGGTGCAGTTGCCGGGGAGGGCGCAACGAAAATGACCAATCTGAATTACAGCGTTAAAGATGGCAATGGTGTTCTCCGCGTGCAGATTGGCAAATTAACAGGGGTATTCTGATGACATGGGGAATTCAGACATGGGACGCTAATGGCGTCCCGAATAACTATGGCATTAAACCTGTAACCGTAGTGGGCATCATCGATCTTGCTTTAGGTCAGAAAACGGGAAGCTACCAGTTCAACCTTGAGCCTGGCTTAAAGGTTGGGTTTGCAGTTGGTACTCTGGAGGATAAAGGGACAATAAGTTACACAGATAAAAGAAATATTATTGCATCTGGAAACACCATAACAATACAGCCTTCAGGTAGTGATGGGATTAATGATTACCCGGCAGTCAAAGTGCAGTTAATCGTTTTTGCGGAGACTGCGTAGATGGCTAAATATGGCGCATTGATTTCATTACCTAACGGGAACCCTTTTATCACACCTGATTCCACACCAATGACGCTTTACCGAAAAGTCACTGTAAACTCAACTTTTGGGGGGAATTTTAACAGCGCTTCGGCGTCTGTTACTATCGACGGTCAGAAGGGAGGGATTGCCTTTGCAAGAACCAGCGCCCCGGCGAAGATATCAGCTTCAAAAAGTGGCAATACGTTCAGTGTTGATGCGTCTAATTACAGGGGATCGGCTTTTGTCCTTGAGGCCTATTTTTTTGCCATATATCCGCTTACCCTTCCGGCCTGGGGTGTGGCTATATGGGATGCCGAAGGGACACTGGTACTTACGAATGAGTCCAGGGTATTAAGCGACCTTACAACTATTGGTTCACCAGGTGCTGTAAGTGGTGGGCTTAACATTGATACATACATGGCAGGAAAATGGGCCGTAAATCCGATGGGGCTGGGATCTGTCATCCTCCAGGCGGGTTCTGCACCAGGTGGGCAGCCAATATTTCAGTCTGTTGATGTGGGGACGGGTTGCCATGACGACACTGGTGGTACAAGAATTAGGGGGCAAAGTTCAACCACAGCAAGTGGGGCCTCGATCGGATCAACGAATAGCGGAATTGTGATAACGGCGATAAATACAGCGGCATATGATTAAATTGATCGTTTAAAACGATCAATTTATAAGTATCGATCTGTTTAATCTATTTATAATATTTATCCACCTCGGTTATTTTAATGTAAATAACTTACACTGGTGGCGTAAATGAGAAATATAATTATTATGTTTATTATCAGTTTTGTGCTTTCAGCGTGTTCCGGACCATTGCTGGAAAAGCAGATTCCTGTTTGTCAGGCTCAGGCCTTGCTGGGTGGGCAGTCACAAACGGTGGATATTTATGGTGTACGTAAAGTCTCAAATCAGACTGAATACAGAGCCGGTTATCCATTTAACTGGCGATGGGTGAATAAGAATAATTTCACCAGTTCGAACTGTTCGAATTAAACCTACAAAAAATAACCCGCTCCGGCGGGTTTTTTATTATCTGAATTAAGGAGATATCCATGTCAGCAGGAACTTTAACCCTGACGAATAACTCTGCTGCGGTCGCTGGCAGCGGGACCGCGTTTACTACCGATGTGGCGGCCGGAGATTTTATTGTTGTCACTGTCGGCGGTGTTCCCTATACGCTCCCGGTTAAGTCCGTGGAAAGTGGTACAGCGTTGACGCTCGTCAGTAATTATACCGGACCCACACAATCAGGCGCCGCCTGGTCAGCCGTTCCCCGCGTGGCAATGAATATGGTCACTGCGGCACTGGTGGCTCAGAGTGCAGAAGCGCTGCGCGGGCTGAACTATGACAAACAGAACTGGCAGCAGGTATTCAGCGGAACCGGAACGATTACCGTCAGATTACCTGATGGTTCCACATTTACTGGCCCTGCATGGAACAGCTTTAACGACAGTTTGAGTAAAAAATTAGATAAAAGTAAAAATCTTGAAGACATTGAAGATGCTCAAGAAGCCAGAGCGAACCTTTCACTTAAAGGGGCTGCATTACTGGATGTTGGCACAACCAATGGTACTGTCGCAGCTGGAGATGACGCAAGGCTGAGAACTGTTAACGGGAAAACGGGTGGGACGGTATCTGGTCAGGTGCGGGTTTCAGACGCATCAAGAGGTGCTGCGTACATATCAGACGGGACTAACACCTGGGAAGAAACGCAAGGAGTTTTTAGAAATATCATCGCGCAAGGGCAGCATTCTGACGCACAATGGGGCCTTGTTGATTATGTTACGGACAACAATGCAGGGAAGGCCTATGTGCGCCTGATTCCCTTTGCCAGCCCTGGCGAATTTTCTATTTTCCAGATTGACCACACAGGTGAAGCAACCGCCCGTATCTTCTCGCCTACTTGTGATGAACGCATTAAATATGGCATCAGGCGAATTGAAGACCCGTTAGCAGTAATGCTAAAAATTAAAGGGGTGACGTTCAGATATATCGATACCGATATTTTTGGAATAGGGTTTACAGCTCAGGATGTTGAGTCAGCATTTCCGGAGGCGGTAAGCCGCGGCTGTGATGTTACGCTGAAAAATGGAGATGTGGTCAAATGGGTTAAACGTCCGGATACTTACGGCGTCGCTGCTGCACTGCATCATGAGAGTATTCTGCAATTGATGGGGATATTAAAAGAGACCATTACCACAATTGCAGGTACGACTTCTGATACGTCAGCCAGAGAGGCTCTGGAAGTTCTCGCCAATAAAATACCTGCACAGATGAAATAAACTGGCAGGTCAGCGGTGTACAGGCCTGTCCAGGGTCTGTAGGTTATATGATCATGCCAGTAAAGTGGGTAGATGGGAGCCAACCTATTCGGCAACCAGCCACATATCAGCCTCTTCAAACATTTCCTGCACCGCTCGGCTTATCTGTTCCTTCTCATGCTTGCTGGCGTTAGTGTTGATCGCCGGCAGTGTCATCATCGGTTTAACCGGAAGATCATCATGGAGGGCTACTGGTGTTATGAAATGAGACAAAAGCGGGATGCACAAAACTATGCATCGGTTTGCAAAGCTTTGTGCCGTTCTCATTTAGTCGATCGCATCCATTGTTGCAAGACAATTTGAATCAATGTGAAACAGAGTGGTGCAATCACCACTTTTTTAGTGTTACCATCATTTTACCGGGTGAGGGACTGAGGATGTCAGTTTTTCATTTGTGTACCAGATTGTGTACCAATTTAGCGATTGTTGGTTAGATGGTTGCACAACTTACTGTAAACAAATAAATTTTCTCTTTGTATGTGATCTTACGTGTGGGTCACCACTGCAAATAAGGATATAACATGCCTGTTATTACTCTTCCTGATGGCAGCCAACGCCATTACGACCACGCTGTAAGCCCCATGGATGTTGCGCTGGACATCGGTCCAGGTCTGGCGAAAGCCACTATTGCTGGCCGTGTTGACGGTGAGCTGGTAGATGCTTCCGATCTGATTGAGCATGATGCGAAGCTCTCCATCATCACCGCGAAGGATGAAGAAGGTCTGGAGATCATTCGTCACTCCTGTGCGCACCTGTTAGGGCACGCGATCAAACAACTCTGGCCGCACACCAAAATGGCGATCGGACCGGTTGTTGATAACGGTTTTTACTACGATATCGATCTTGACCGTACGCTAACCCAGGAAGATGTCGACGCGCTCGAGAAGCGGATGCACGAGCTCGCTGAGAAAAACTACGATGTCATTAAGAAGAAAGTCAGCTGGTACGAAGCGCGTGAAACCTTCGTGAAGCGTGGCGAGACCTATAAAGTCTCCATTCTTGATGAAAACATTGCCCATGATGACAAGCCTGGCTTGTACCATCATGAAGAATATGTCGATATGTGCCGTGGCCCGCACGTGCCGAACATGCGTTTCTGTCATCACTTCAAACTGATGAAGACCGCAGGGGCATACTGGCGTGGCGACAGCAATAACAAGATGCTGCAGCGTATTTATGGTACTGCATGGGCCGATAAAAAAGCCCTGAGTGCCTACCTGCAACGTCTGGAAGAAGCGGCCAAACGCGACCACCGTAAAATCGGTAAGCAGCTTGACCTGTATCATATGCAGGAAGAAGCGCCGGGTATGGTGTTCTGGCACAATGATGGCTGGACAATCTTCCGTGAACTGGAAGTCTTTGTTCGCTCAAAACTGAAAGAATACCAGTATCAGGAAGTTAAAGGTCCGTTCATGATGGACCGCGTGCTGTGGGAAAAAACAGGTCACTGGGATAACTACAAAGATGCGATGTTCACGACCTCCTCTGAGAACCGTGAATACTGCATTAAGCCCATGAACTGCCCGGGCCACGTGCAGATCTTCAATCAGGGTCTGAAATCCTATCGTGATCTGCCGTTGCGTATGGCCGAGTTTGGTAGCTGCCACCGTAATGAGCCGTCAGGCGCGCTGCATGGCCTGATGCGTGTTCGTGGCTTCACTCAGGATGATGCACATATCTTCTGTACAGAAGAGCAGATCCGTGATGAAGTTAACGCTTGCATTCGTATGGTCTACGATATGTATAGCACCTTTGGCTTCGAGAAAATCGTCGTCAAACTGTCCACTCGCCCCGAAAAACGTATCGGTAGCGATGAAATGTGGGACCGTGCTGAAGCTGACCTGGCCGTTGCGCTGGAAGAAAACAACATCCCGTTTGAGTACCAACTGGGTGAGGGCGCATTCTACGGTCCGAAAATTGAATTTACCCTGTATGACTGCCTCGATCGTGCATGGCAGTGCGGTACTGTACAGCTGGACTTCTCTCTGCCGTCCCGTTTAAGCGCCTCTTATGTTGGCGAAAACAACGAGCGTCAGGTGCCGGTTATGATTCACCGCGCAATTCTTGGGTCGATGGAACGTTTCATCGGTATCCTGACCGAAGAGTTCGCTGGCTTCTTCCCGACCTGGCTTGCGCCAGTTCAGGTTGTCGTCATGAACATCACCGATTCACAGTCTGAATACGTCAACGAATTAACGCAGAAACTACAAAATGCGGGTATTCGTGTAAAAGCAGACTTGAGAAATGAGAAGATTGGCTTTAAAATCCGCGAGCACACTTTACGTCGTGTCCCTTACATGTTGGTCTGTGGCGACAAAGAGGTAGAAGCAGGCAAAGTTGCCGTGCGCACCCGTCGTGGCAAAGACTTGGGCAGCCTGGACGTAAATGAAGTGATTGAGAAGCTGCAACAAGAGATTCGCAGCCGCAGTCTTCAACAACTGGAGGAATAA